TTCAATTGACACGGTGAATGTCAGAGTAACGGCAACGGCTCCATGCTGGACGACCACTAACCATTGTGTTACCATTTGGGTAGCAGTTTACGTTGACCATTTCAAGAACTGATTTCTCGCGACGGAAGAATCCATCGTAGAATGTACCTGGTCCTGATTCTGGTTGACCAACACACTCGAAGCTGTTACAAGTGATGTTTGACATAGACAACCAAGAAGCAATACCGAATAGCTGTAATGCAGCACAACGGATGTTCTCGAAGCTCACACGGTTTTCAAATCCTGGTCCTGCTGAAACACCTGCGAACACACGCCCTGTACGAGTATGAACGTTCTTAACAGAGTAGTTGAAGCAAGGGTTTGAAGGTCTGCCTTGTGGTGGCTGAACTGGTTGTCCGTCCGGTCCCAATACTGGGTTAGTACCCCACTCTAAGTAAATCAGACGGATATTACTTGCTGGAGTGTTAGCATCAGTTTTAGGTTCACCGTAAACACCGTCAATCGTGAAGTCTTTGCTTCCGTACATTACCACCGCACCAGTTGCTAAACCAGTGCCTGTCGAAACAGTCTGGTCAGGATCACCGTGGATGTTCTCAATAGTAATGTTACGTCCAACTTCTACGTGAACAATTTGACGACAACGTTTTGCAAACACGTTGCGGATTGTGATATTCTTACAGTATTGACTGTCTGGAATATCGTAACCGTATGGTCCCTGTCCTGCAACACCGATACCGATACCCCAGTTGGAGTTAGCGATAGGAGCGTTTGTACCGTCAATATTGGACAGATAGATGTTCTCGATCACACAACCATCATCATAATGTTTACTGATAACGTTAAGTTCGATAGCATCACCTTGCATATCCATGAAGGTAAGGTTGCGGAATACACCACGAGTTACAGGCTCACCAGTACCTTGTTGAAGAATACCGTATAAACCGTTTTTGAAGGTACAGTTGTCAATCTCGAATGTACCAGTAATTGGGTTTCCCTGGAATACCAGGCTACCAACTTGTCCTGCGCGTGGCGCACCGTCCCACAGGCAATCGTAGATACGAACTGCACCACCCCAATACATAACGCGAGCGTTACGGAAGGTTACACCTTCTAAGGTAGCATTCTGTAGACGATAGTCACGTTGACCACGGAATACACCACCTTTCAGCGTGATACCAGTGATATCAAAGCTGCTTGTAGTGAAAGTCATGTCACACCCGTAGGCGTTCAACACTTTCCCTTTACTGTTAGCAGTTGCTGTCAGAGCCGCCTGGAAAGCTGCTTCTGGAGTAGTGTATTTTGAATTGTTCGCAAACTCAGACAGGTAAACAACGTCGAACAGGTCGTTGAATACACCACCGTGTGGCGTTAGGAGCGCTTCTGTGTTCGTCAGAACCCAAGTGGTAGGGCTAACCCCGCCGCTGCTCTCTAAAGTGTCTGTAGCTGAAATTGTCTTAGGTAGAGTACCAGCCCAACGATAACGACCTGAACCCATACCAATGGTTTGGTTCTTGATAGTTAAAGTAGCTGCGTTACCGAAGCTCGTTGGCAGGTGAACAAATTGTCCACGTTCAACAGCCAGTGCAGCAAGATCAACTGTACCACCTGAGTAAGTTAACACACCTGTTGCAGAAAGGCTACCGAAGTTACCGCTAATACCTGCTGGTAGAGTGTACGCTGCTTGGGTTGTAGGATCGTAAAGAGCCTTAATCCCTGTTAGAGACTGTCCTGTTTGTGCTAAACCAACTTCTGCATCTTTCAGACCGAATTTACGTGCCACAATCTGTGTTGGAACTTTACCCATCTGAGTTGTCAGGTTAGAAGTGGTAGTTTCCAGTGCAGTAACACGGTTTGCCAGGTTAGGATCGTTATCCGCAGCGGCTACAATCTTACCAATATATGCAAACAACTTGTTAGGTAGTCCAGTAGCAGGATCTAAACCAAGAGGTTCAGAAAGAATAATCTTGCTGTCCTGAATAGTATACGCATCACCAACAATCTGCACAACCCCGTTGATAGTTACGATAGCACTATCAAACACGTATGGAGGGCTGATAACTTTCTCATAACCTGTTGCGCCAGTGTACAACCAAGGGTATACTTCGTTAGCAAGCTGTTCAGTTTTCATAGCCCACAGAACCCAGTTGTTGTCTCCTACTGGAGTCCCTTGCATAGGGATTGGGTTAGCGGTTGTCGCTGTTGGAGCGTAGTAATACCCACTCAGAATCCCATTCTGGAAGAAACGGAGTTGGTTAAATACTGTTTCATTAGTACCTGCCGCCCAAGCGACAGGACTTTTGAAGTAGAAGTTATCAAGTAGTGCTTTACGCAGCGTAGGGATTAAACCTGTTTCAGTTTCAACCGTAGCTGTTGCAGCACCGTTAATAACATCGTGCAACTGGTTAGAAGAGAAAATAACCAGGTCAACACCCTGATCGAGTGTTGTAGCAGGATATGTTGGAAATGCCATTAATTTTTGTCCTTACTTTGTGTGCGTTTAGTTATTTCCTCTAACATCATCTGGATAGTCGCGTTCTTGAGATCCATAATCTTTTCGATTTTCTGTTCAAGAGCGGTGTTATTTGCCATCAGAGTAGAGTTTATCTGGTTCAGCATCTGAGCAAGTTCGGCTTTCGTTGCGTAAGTTGATTCGACAAAGACGAGTTTCTTTTCTAATTCTCGATACTTGTCTTCAACTTCTTCTAAGTCCGATGACATGTCATCAACTTTTTGTTTGAAGAAGAACCAGATAACACCAATTAGAGGGAGTATCGTTTCCTTTGCGATATCCCATAGTTCGGTAATTTGCATGTGACCTCCTTATTTAGTTGGCAGGATAGGCCATTCAATATTAGTTGGATAACCTTCTTGCGAAGTCACACGGTTTAAATATACCAAGTAACGTTGCAATTCTTTTAAATATGCAGACTCTTCCTCAGTCATCATATCCAATTCCTTAGCTGCTTGGAGAGGAGCCATAAGATTAGAAGCTTCTTTCTGGAGAGAAGAAATCTTACTATCTGCAATTAGTTTCTGTTCAGCTTTGGTGTAAACTCGATCAACAATCTTACCCGCTCTAATGTTAAAGACTTTTCCTTTCAGGTCATCGGGCTTAACATTGATCTCATTCTCAACATCGGCTATACTATAACCATTAGGCCATAGGGCAGTAATGTCTACACCAGTTTGTACGATTACACCTGTTTTAGTGTCAAAGACAATTTTCAGTTTGTTCGCATCGAAAGCTGAGAATGAATCATACCAATCTACGCCTTGGTCACATTTTAAAAAAATTACACCCACCTCATCTTGAAGCTTAACTTTATCTTCTTCGGTAGGAGTGTATTCTTGAAAGTTTATTAAAATAGTCATTATAATTGTCCCACTGTGTACCAAGTACCGTTAACGTTCTTTTGAAGAGGTCTACTATACATATCTACGAATTCATCTTGACTACTACTTGATGAGTGAACGTTAAATCCTGTCACCATGCAGCCGTATGGAGCACGATAGACAAACGATTCGTGACCTAAGTCTTCACGATGTGTAGAAATCTCAGATCCAAGACGCATATCACGAACAAAGTTACCGTTTAGATAGTTTAAATTGTTGGTGATTTGACCTTGCAGATAATCTTGAACGTTAGTGATACGGTTGTTTACTGCACCAATCTGGGAGTTGATGTAGTTAGTTAGGTTGGTGTTAACATTGTTAATGTTATTTTGCAATGTCGTTTGTAATGTATTTAAACGGTTGTTCAAATAATCTAAACGAACAAGAGCATTACCATTTACTGTGTCCTGTGCATCGTTTGTACGAGGACTTGTCAGGGTAACATAACCACCATCCCACATGGTAACAACAGCAGCTTGAGCACCGTTTGCAGGGTTAAGACGTGCCATTGATAAGTAACCACCACCTGCATAAGTTGAGGAGAAGTTACCATTGATCTGACCAGCAAAGTTTCGGAAGAAGATCGTTGCAGCATCTGTTGTGCTTGTACCACAAATATAAGTGTCACCAGCCCAAATACTACCGTTAGCATCTCGTTTCACCAAGACGCTTGGTGTCGGAGCGCCTGTGGTAGCATCTGAGATATTCGCTGATAGGTGGTTGTGACTGTTATCTACAACTTGGATCGAAAGAGTAACTTCTTTGTTACCATTCCAAGTTACAGAACCAGTGGCATCACCAGCCATTGTAATTTTAGTACCAACAAGCGGAAGATAGGTGTTTGGTAACGTTGGCATGAATTCATCTACGATGTAGTGAATCCATAATCCAAGGTTATTCAGCAGCCAGTTTAATTCTTCGCAAGTCATAATTTGACCGAAGTCCATACCCACTGTGCGGATAGTTTCTTTCGGTCTAATCTTGTTTGTGTTCCCTGTCCCTGGAAGCGTTACTGTTTGTGTCGCCCAATCAGGGTAGTATGTTGGCTTAGCCATTTAAACTCCTTACTCTATTTGCGCTATTAGCATACACATGCGTCCAGTTTCTTCTCCGGTAGATTCCATGTATAGGGAACCCAGGCCACCAATCCCATGAGGGGGCTTAGTCGCGTAATAGGAAGTGAAACCGAAAGCCGATCCAGACTTCGCTCCTAAACGGTAGCTACTTAAAATTGGGAAAACGTTAAGCAGTTGCGCAATAGCCTGATCAGATTGCAGACACAAGTTATAAAAGAATACGTCGAAGGTTTTGTTTAACCCAACGTATGTGTTAATCGTAGATCTATCTGTACCTGTGAAACGAGCGAAAATATCAATAATGTCGCCTCGTGTACCAGAGGATGCAACACGATATGCCCTGATTTTTAAAATCGTTCTATACTCTTCATCGTCAGAACCATTTCGTTCGATCCCCATTTCTTCACCGATGATATCGAGATATTCACCTGTAGCAGTGGAGATCAAACGGTGTTTAGCAAGATAGATC